GGGTATATGGACGATGGCCAGATGATTATGGTCAAGGCTCCTTCATTGGAGGAAGCTGTTGCGCAGGTTAAAGCTGCTGTTAAGGCTGGTGAGATGACCCCTACCCATTATAAAGTAAAGGCTTGCTTCTACGAAGAAGATGAAGACTAAGAAGTACTACGACTCAAATCCTGAAGCGAAAAAGAAGAAGAAGGAGTACGATACAAAATACCACGCCACTGAGGAGCGCAAGAAGTATCGGGCTTTTTTGAATAAGACCAATCGCAAAGCTGGCAAGTACGGCAATGGCGATGGTATGGATTATGATCACGATGAGCGTCGTTTTATGAAGGCCGCTAAAAACAGAGCCAAGAAATGAGTCGTTACACTCCTCACCGATAAACAAGTTTATCTTATGAAAGCGAAGAAGAAAGAAATAAAGAAGATGGTAAAGGCACCAGAGGGTTACCACTGGATGAGCAAAGGAGGCCGTTACTATCTAATGCAGCACGAAGGAAAGTTTACTCCCCACAAGGGGGCTTCCCTTGAGATGCCTTTTCGGATTCTTTCCGAGCATTAATCTTATTCTGTAGGAGCTTCTTAGCCATAGGGCTATCCTCTACACCTTTGGTATGACGCAGTCGGGTCCTTGTTGGGCCCTTCTGCTCTCTCTCTGGCTTTCCTGTGTTTAATGTACGCTCGTGGTATTCGAGCTTTAGCTTCTCCTCGCCACTCATAATCTTATAGAACCTACTAAGGAACAGCTTCCCCTTTTGGGTTAGCGCATAGCGCACACGGAAGTTCCAACGGTGTTCTTCCCTGAACCACATACCCTCATCATCTAAGGGAACAGCAAACCTGTCAAAGTATTTGTATAGATACTCTTGACGTACAAGAGGTCCAATCAGTTTGTCCTTAGCTTGTGGATAGCTGACACTCAGCTGTTGGGCTACCCATTCGGATGTAAAAAACTCAAGGTCGTGGATAAACAGCATAAATTCTATCTGTCGCGCCTGTAGTCCTGTGTGCTCTCTGGCCCATCGTATGCCAACGTAGTAAAACTTAGCGGGGGTAGCGGGACGGTTATCCAAGTAGACGAAGTCACGGAACTTCTTGTCTTCTTTCTTATGGATCTTCTTAGATCCCATAGGCAATTGAATTAAATGTATCTTTGTACAAAAGTACTTTATTATGGCAACACTTGCTGGTCAGAAGGTTAAAGACGCATATCCCTCAATCTTAAAGCTTGAGAGCGGAACAGCAACATCTACAACGAAAGTTATTGAAGACGGTGCAGGAAATGACACCGCCCTTAAACTGTCTACCGCTAAGGTAGAGGTTAACGGTCAGCTGGCTTTCACCTCTGCTCCTTCCGCAGGAAGCACTGAGACCTCTGCTCTGTTCTTGGATGCGAGCAACAATATCGTAAGACGTACATTGGGTGCTGGTGCTTTCTCCGCTGGAGATGCGCTGACTGCTGCCGCTCCACTGGATATTACCTCTGACGTTATCTCTCTGGATGCTCCTACGACACTCAGCCAGATTACAAGCGGTACTGCCGCATCAGCGGACAGCTTCTTTATCTATGACGCCTCTGCCACAGCCCATAAGTACATTACCCTTGACGACCTTAAGACCTATGTGACTACGGGCGTAGTAGCTGCAGCTGCAGGTTCAGACACCCAGATTCAGTTTAACGACGGTGGTGTTCTTGGTGCAAGCTCTTTGTTTACCTATAGCGACACCCAGATTTACTATGCTGGCCGCTATTGGGTAGTGCGTGAGCAGTCTGCAGGAAGTGCTTCAACGTATCAGTCCTCTGAAAGCTATAACATCTCTACAGGAACAACCAACGGAACGTGGTTTGTAGCTGAGTATGCAAACTTCAAGGGTATTGTTATTGACTATGTAGCATATACTTCTTCTGAGTCCCGCAAGCGCATCGGTCGCTTTACGGTGGCTTGGGATTCATCTACTGGAGGAACAGCTCCTGTATATAATGATTCTGTTGACATCGAGCTCGGATCATCTACCACCTCTACGCTTACTCTTTCCGCATCCATTGCTGGTTCAAACCTTGTGGTTTCAGCAACCAACAGTGTGGGCGAAACGATGTATCTTAGAGGAAGTGTGAAGATGTTCTATAGCTACTAAGATGACAAAAGAAGAACAAAACAGAATTGAATTTTTTATAAAGGCCCGCGAGAAATTTGAAGAGATTGAAGATCTTGCCAGAAATCACGGCGTAGAGGACGACTATATGAGTATCCTTTGTGTTGGACTACTGGAAGAGCAAGGCGAAGATGGCCGCTACAAGGTCAATGCTATTTCAAGTATCTTTGTGGACAACGAGTCGGAGATGGCGTCGCTAATGACCCATCTCGCTGCCACCTATTCAGACGAGGACACTCCAGACTTTGGAGATCCTGATTACTGGCTCGGTGGCGGTGGTGACGCTTAAATTAAATTGAAATGAATATCATTCGTAAGATTATCGTGGGATCAGACCCACTAAAGGCTATGGCTTACTATGTGGGCCAGAAGGCTGGTGATGCAGAGGTCGATTGCATCATTTTAGACGGAGAGCATCTTCATAAATACAAAGAGCGTCGCTACTTGATTTATATCAAGGGCGAAGAAGGCATTATGCTTTGGAAAGCTGTTGAGGCCGCTCCCGTATTACTTGAATTTGATTGCAACTTCTAATGAAACCATTATACCATTTTATTGTACAGGTACCCCAGCGTGTCAACGAGACAAAGAAGATTGGCGATATTGAAATCTATATCGATACCAAGTTCAATGAGTTTGAGCACCGTGTGATGCAAGGTGTTGTTGTAGGCGCACCATATAAATACAACACGGGAGTAGAAGAGGGCGATACGCTTTTCTTTCACCACCACGTTGTGATCACCCCACAACTTGTAGACAAAGACCACGATTTATATCAAGTTCTATATAGTCCTGACGGAGGATTCTCCTCTCAGGCATATGCTGTCAAGAAGAAAGATACAGGAGAGGTACTTGCTTTGGGAGACTGGGTTTTCCTTGAGCCTATACGCCCAGAAGAAAAACTTAAAAGCGACCTTCTTGAGATTGTCTCATTTGAGACTCCAAGAAACGAGAAAGGAAAAATTAAATATGCCAGCGACAAGATCAAAGAAGAGGGTCTTGAGATAGGCGATACGGTATACTTCCAGAAAGATGCCGACTATGAAATGTTAATTGACAATCAGACTCTATGGCGAATGCTCGTTCAACATCTAATGGTCGTAGAGAAGTAGAGTACTCAACAGCTGACGCTGCACAGAATCTCATCTACGCAATGGAGCAGGCTATCCGCAATATGACAGCGGAAATACAAAAGCCTGTGGATCAAGACCTTACGGGGTCTGCACGTAAAGCAGAACTTCAAGCCATCAAGGATACTGCGCTGGCTTGCAAGGAGTTAATTGTAGAAAGGCAAAAGCTCGCTGAAATGGTAGCCTCGTTAGCGGACAATGGAGGCATCGCAGAGGAGGTAGACTATCGCGGTGGCTTTGCCGAGAAATTTATTAAGAAATAATGTCAGGTCTTAAATTGACAGAAGGGGATACTGTTGTCAACATTTGCGTTGACGATACAGAGGGCGAAATCATTGAGATTGCCTTTCTGAAGATACAGCTTCCCAAGAAGCCAGCTAAGAAAGACATACTGTTTCACGACAAGCCCAAGAAGGACCAACGCTGGGAAAGGACAGAGCTCCCCAGAGAGTTGGCGAGTATCAAGACGATGGACGACTGGTACGCTACCCCTAAGGAGTTCCAGCAGAAATACAGCCCATATATCGAGCAGGAGTTCTTGCGCCGTCGCAATGGCGTATGGTTTTACAATAATGGTGTTCCAACATACATTACTGGACACCACTATATGTTTCTGCAGTGGAGCAAGATTGATATCGGCTACCCAAGCTATCTGGAGTTTCAGCGCAGACTGTTTATCCATCAGGCGGCCTGCGAAGCGGACCCACGTAGTATGGGACAGATTTATACCAAGTGTCGCCGTAGCGGATATACCAATATGAGCTCAGCTGTCTTGGTAGACGAAGCCACACAGGTAAAAGACAAGCTGTTGGGTATTATGAGTAAGACGGGTACGGACGCTCAGGCTGCGGTCTTCTCCAGCAAGGTGGTGCCTATCTTTAAGTCCTACCCATTCTTCTTCCAGCCTATCTTGGATGGTACGACAAACCCCCGTCAGGAGCTGGCCTTCAGAGAGCCATCTAAGCGTATCACCAAAAAGAACAAGAGCGTCCAGAAAGGAGAAGCCCTTGACACGGTCATCAACTGGAAGAACACGGTAAGCAATGCCTATGACGGATCAAAGACCCACGTCTTGTTTTTGGATGAGGCGGGTAAGTTTGAGAAGGGTATTGATATCAGAGAGGTGTGGCGCATCCACAGAACCTGTCTGTTGGTAGGTCGTCGTATTATCGGAAAGGCCCTTGTAGGTTCTACCGTCAATCCACTGGATAAAGGAGGCCGTGAGTACCGCGACCTGTACTACGATTCAGACCCCAGAGACCGCAACGAAAACGGTCGCACAAAGAGCGGACTTTATGCTATCTTCATTCCAGCATACGAAGCACTGGAAGGATTCTTTGACCCATACGGTAATCCTATTATAGAGGACCCAGAGAAACCCGTCTTAACTGAGGATGGCACATTTACTGATATAGGAGCAAAGACATTCCTCAAGAACGAACGAAAGGGCCAACAACACAACAGCTACGAACTTAATGAAATTATTAGGCAGTTTCCCTTTACGGAGGATGAAGCATTTAGGGACTCTACAAAAAGCAGTCTATTCAATATTCAAAAGATATACGAGCAGGTTCAGTATAACGACGATCTGTATCCAAATCCTGTTGTTATTGGGAACTTTGTTTGGAAGAATGGAGAACAGGATACAGAGGTTGTGTTCCGACCCGACCCGAATGGGCGGTGGCGTATTGCGTGGCTACCTCCAGCTGATATGCGCAATCAGAGGAAAGAAGAGTACGGGAAGCGTGTTGCTCCTAATAGTCTTTATGGATGTGGCGGCGTTGACTCTTATGATATTGATACTACTGTAGACTACCGCTCCTCAAAGGGTGCGTGCCATATCTTCAATAAGTTTAATATGGAGCATCCAAGCAATATGTTTGTTGCTGAGTATGCATCGCGTCCACCTCTGGCAAAAATCTTTTACGAAGACGTATTGATGGCTGCTGTCTTCTACGGATATCCTATACTTATAGAGAACAACAAGTACGGCATTGCCAGATACTTCGAGTCCCGTAATTACGATGGATATCTGATGGATAGACCTGCGCATCTTGGTGCTGGAACAATGCACGTAAAGGTCAAGACAAAGGGTATACCATCTAACTCTCAAGACATTATCCAAGCTCACGCCCAAGCTATTGAGGCTTACATCCACGACCACGTGGGAGTAAATAACAATACGGGCGAGTATGGAAAGATATATTTTAATAGAACACTGGAAGACTGGATTAACTTTAAGATAGACGATCGTACAAAATTTGACTTGTCTATCTCAAGCGGTCTGGCTCTTTTAGCGGCTCAAAAACAGGTAAAACAAAAACCTAAATCCGACTTCGATAGCAAGGTGTTTTTCAGGAAGGTACGCTCAATCACTCGGTAATTGTTATTTGTATCTTTGTCCATAAAGTATTTACTACGGAATGGACTATACTGGAAAATCATCAAATTACGAGTCTATTTTCCCAGATCCGTTAGCAGAGCAGCCCCAAAAGCTCACAAAGCAGTACGGGCTTCAGTACGCTAAGGCGATCTACTCCCAATGGGGAGGTGTGGAAATTGATGGCTCCCTGTATGCGAAACGCTGGCGGGAATTTGAAATTTCACGAGACTATGCTAACGGCACCCAAGACACTTCAATCTATAAGCAAATTCTTACATCGCTGGACCCAAACAACGGTGACGGTGCTCTACTGTCTCTGGATTGGACTCCTGTTCCTATTGTCCCAAAGTTTGTAAAGATTGTAACGAACAAAATTCTCTCAGCCAAGATGTATCCAAACGTCGAGGCTATCGATCCTCTTTCTCGCAACGAAAAGGACATTGAGAAGAACAAGATTAAGGTTCGCGTAGAAAACCGCGACATCATCGAAGAAGCAAAGGCTGCTGGCCTTAAGGTTAAGGTAGACCCTGCTGAGCTTCCCGATACTCCCGAAGAAGTTGAAATCTTCTTGGAGTCAAACGTAAAGACCGCTGCAGAGATTGCTTCCCAAATCGGTATCAACCTCACCTTGTCTTGGAATGACTTTGATGAGCGCATCTATCGCCGTTGCGTAGAGGATCTCGTTACTGTTGGTATGGCTGTTGTCAAACGTGAAAACGACCCTAACTATGGCATTGTCACCAAATACGTTGACCCCGCTTACTTTGTGCATAGTTACACTGACGACCCGAACTTCTCCGATATCGTATACGCTGGTCACATTCAGCGTCTGTCTATCTCTGAATTAAAGCGTATTGCTGGCGATCAGTTTACCGAAGAGGAGTACAAGAATATGGCCCGCACGGTGATGAACCGCTACGGCAATAACCCCAACCGTTTTGACAATACAAGCTACGACAACAACCTCGATCGTTATAACTACGGATACGATGAGTACACCGTAAACATAATGGACTTTGAGTTTGTCAGCGTAGACAACGTCATCTTTGAGAAAAAAACAAGCGCCTACGGAAACATCGGTTTCTACTACAAGGGCACTAAGTACAACGCACCAAGTAATAGCGTATATGACCGCGAGGCTATATATATGCAGAATGCTACGCTCTACGGAGGTACGTTTATTATTGGAACCAACTACATCTACAACTACGGACTAAAGAAGAATGTACCTAAAAACGTACACGACCTCAGCCGTACACGTATGAGCTATAGCGCCGTTGCAACCAATATCCGTCGGATGATTCCAAAAAGTATGGTCTCTGGAGTCATTGGATTTGCTGACCAGCTTCAACTTTCGCACCTAAAGATTCAGCAAGCGATAGCTAAAGCGAAGCCTGACGGACTCCTTGTCGACATCGAGGGACTTGAGAATGTACAGCTCGGTCGGGGTGGAGAGTTGCAACCGCTTGATATTCAGGACATCTACGAACAAACGGGTGTCTTCTATTATCGCAGTAAGAACCCAGAGGGAGGATTCCAAAATCCACCTGTTCGTCCGCTTGATAATAGCATCCGCAATATCAATGAGCTCATCGCCCTGTACAACCACTACCTGCGTATGATCCGTGACGCTACGGGAATCAACGAGGTGATGGATGGAACGTCTCCCAAAGGAGAGCAGTTGGTTGGTGTGCGTCAACAAGCCCTTGCAGCTGCAAATAACGCCCTCTACGACATTACTAACGCTTCGTTGGTACTTTACCGCCGAGTGTGTGAAGACATCGTTAAATGCCTTCAAATCGTGCCTCCTAAGAGTATTCTGTTCCAAGCCTATGAGAACGCTATCGGCAAGGAGAATATGAAGGTGCTTAGCTCTTTCTCTAACCTTCCGATGTACAACTTCGGGGTACGTGTCGTCAGCGATATGAACGAGGTAGACCGCGCTTACTTGGAGCAGAACATTCAGGTAGCTCTGTCTCAGAGAGAGATTGACTTGGAGGACGCTATCGCTATCCGACAGCTAAAAGATATCGACCAAGCGGAGCGCCTTCTTGTAGTGCGCCGTAAGAAGCGTATCAAACAACAGCAAGAGATTGCCTCTCAGAACTCACAGATGCAGGCTCAGATGAACCAGCAGACTGCTATGGCTACCTCACAGGGTAAGATGCAGGAAGAGCAGATGAGAGCTCAGCTGGAGGCTCAGAAGATTCAGTTGGAATCCCAAGCAAAGGCACAGCTTATGCAACTGGAGTACCAGCTTAAGATGCAGCTTGAAGACCTTAAGGGTCGCTACGGCGTTGCAGAACAGCAGATTGAGTCTGGTGTAAAGCAAAACCTTGAGAAGGAGAAAGAGGATCGCAAGGACGACCGCGTTAAAAAGCAAGCTGTCCAGCAGTCCAAGCTTATCTCCCAACGCAAGGGTGAGCGCCCAGAGCTTGAGGAGGAGACCGACATCGTCGATATCATACTAAATAAATAACTATATTTGTGGTGCGTAGCATTGCACCTTGAACCTTTAACCTTTGACAAATGAGCTACTCAAACGTAAGCAACCCCGCTAATTACCAACTGCAAGCACTTGGTCAGAAGGGTTTTCGTAAAATCACATCAGGCTTCAGCCCTGTAGCAGACGAGTA